GGGTGGGGATTCCAACATAGTGGCGTGGGTTGTTGGCGTTTGCGTGAAGCACTTTGAGCGTGATGCTGTTGTTGGAGCGTTGTTGTTGGGGGATTATGATAGCCCCCTTTACTTTCGGGGGAGTGCGAGCAACCCCAACCCACACAACAACAAAACCCCAACAACAAAAACCCCCAAAACAACGTAGCCCAAGCCCTACGTAGCGTCACCTGTTAGCCGGAGAGATACACGTAGCGTTGCGACGTAGTGCTCTTTTAACCACACACAACGCTGTGAAAAAATTTGGATGAAGCCGATTTTTGGGCTAAAAACAAGGTTTTTTTGTTGGAGCGTTGTTGGAGTTTGCGACCCCGATTGCTACATAGCCTCAGCCTGTCGAAACAAGTTAGTACCCCCTGAAAAAAAATTTTTTAGAAAAAAGGGTTATAGGCCATAGCAGCGTCCGAAGTGGCAAGGGGTTAGTACTAGTGGCTGATAAAAAGGGCAAGAAAGGTATGGCTTTGGTGATTGCGGTTGGGCCGAAGATGCCCAAGAGTCCTACGGATACAGCGACACCTGAAAAAATGAAAAAATATGGGTCAATGCCGATGAAAAAGGCGTTTGAGTTGCTAAAAAGGTACGGAGCACCTGATAAAAGAGATTTGATGGCTGCTTTGGGCAGAACTGGATACAAAAACCCTAGTTTAGTTGAAGACCCTGAAGATTACAGGCGAGAAATGGCTATGCGAGAAGCAAAAGAAGGTTTGAGAGGAGATAAACCTGACGAGCAAAACCCATTAACAATGGAAGAAATGATGGAAGCCGATAGACGTTTTAATCAAATGAGAGAAATGGAAGGTGCTCCACCTGATGTTAGAACTGGCGAGCCTATGGATTTGGCATTTAGATTACTCAAAGAGTCTATTGACCCTAAAAAGTTAGCAGAGATGAGAGCAGCGAGAGATGCTGCAAGAGCACAATTAGGACAAAGAAACCCCAATAGGGGTGGCGATGTAGACCCTATGTGAAAATCACAACTGTTTTAGAATAACACCCTGTGCGACTAGCGTGGATATTTTCAATTCTGCTTGGGTTTTTCTAAAAGCCACTAGAGAAAGTAGGAAAAATAGTCCTGCAAGAAAGAGAAAACAAGCAGCAGGTATGACTGACCGTTCACAAGCAACTTCTAATTTAATGTCTGATGCAGACAGAGCAGCAGTTCGTGCTCAGAAAAGAAGAAAAGTTGACCCTAAAAAGACAGATATGCTTTTAGACAGACAAAATCGTGGTGTAATTGCTAGAGAAGCCATGAGAAGAAAGAAACATTCAGAAAGAGAGAAAAGAAGAGAAGCAGCAGCGAGAGCAAAAGGGGAAACTTACGAAATGAAACCTTATATTTCTCCTGATGAAAAAAGAGGTAGAGGTCTAATTCTTCCAGAATCCGATAAAACTTTCAATATAAGAGAGGGTGGACGACAATTTACTATAAATGAGGCCGGAATGAAACGTTCAATTGATGCTGCTAAAAATAAAGCGTTAAGAACTAGGAATAAATTAGCCCAAAGAGAGTATCAAGCACCTTTTAATAATAATTGTGAAAATAAAACGTGTCCTGATGGCAACCCGCCGTTTCAAAGTCGTTGGGAAAGAATATTTGGATTATGCGGTCAATGTTTGGAAGATGAAGGGATACATGGTTCAGAAATTGATTATGATAGAGATAAATTATTACATATGCAAGAATATTTTGGTGGTCCTGAAGCCACGTTCACTGGATTAGACCAAGAAGAAAGAAAGAAATTAGGCGGTGTATTTTCTGCCGATGGAAGTCTTGCATTTAGAAATCAACAAGAAATGGACGATTTCATTACTTCTAATTATCCTGAAGTGTCTGAAAAAGAAAAACAAGGGTTAGTTGCAGAACTAGGAAGACAAGCACAAATTAAAGAACAAGAGGGTAAAAAACTATACCCGTCACTATATGATGATAAAAAGATGAATACTTTCTTTGATAGACAAGAGTTAGAACGTTCAGGACGACAAGCAGCAGCCGATAGAGCCGCTTTAGAGCAACAACAACAATTCCAACAGAATATATTAGCAACTGGAGATAACAAAGTAGGTGTTATGGAAAGAGATAATCTACGAGTTGCTGCTCAAAACTCGAATGTAAATCCAAACTACGCAGGTTTGAGTCAAGATGCAATTAATAGACAAAATGCACAAAGAGCAGCACAACAACAAAGAGCACAATTAATGGCACAACTTGGAAATTTAACAGATGAGCAAAAACAAGCAATACTAGACCAAATGCCGGATGAACAAGTTTAGTATATAAAACGCAAGTTTTATTTACACACTACGTGTAGCATATATACAGATGAGTGCGAGCCAAAGAGCGTTTGATGATGCTTGGTTGATGTTAAAGTCTCAGCCTGTAGGAATGTCATTTACTAAATCTCAAAGAGACAAAATTGTTCATACAATTGTTAAGATGATGCAAAGTGATAATCCTGAAATGATAGAAAAAGCCACAGAATTGTACAGTCTTTACAATAATTCTTTCGATATTACACTCAATTAAAACCAGTCGTTGTGCCAGCGTTTTCTCTAGCGTCTGTAGCGGCTTCTTGTATTTTATTACCTATATCACCTAGTTTAGCACCAACTTTCTTCCCTGCTTTTCGACCAGCCATTCCACCAAGTAGTGAACCAACTCTTGCACCAATTGCTGTTCCAACTATAGGAACTGCACTTCCAATCGCAGCACCACCAGCAGCACCAAGTGCAGCACCTGCCGCAGTTCCACCAGCAGCACCTCCAACAGCACCTAATTGCCCTTCATTTGTTTGAGCACCACCATATTTCAAAACAGACCATGCTTCTTCAAATGGGTCGGCCATAATAAGCGGAGGAAGGGGAAGGTAAAAATGCTGTCGCCTTTCGTAAGACCTATCATGTACGTGGGTGTTATCCAGAAAGCACCCGTAGATTTTTCTACTTATCGGCAAGAACAAGATAATGGAAGAACAATTCATACTGCTGATGCTTTTGAAGATGCAAGTGAAGCAAACGAATACACTTCTCCTGATTATAAACTAAGAGCAGTAACAGAAGGTTTAGGTGGTAGAAAACCGTTTGCACAAGTTGTTGCAGGACAAGTAGGTAAAACACCAATAGGCACAGATACAGTAGACCAAAGTTTTGGAGAGCCTACTAATATTAGAGGTAAGGCCACTTTTAGTAGAGTACCTGCAAGAAAGGATTTTAAATTGGACGATGAAGAAGCAGGGAATTTAGCAGCAGACAGTCTTTATGTTGATGAAGAAGATAGAAGACGAGGTGTTGGTTCTGATATGTATGATTTAATGACACATATAGGAGAACAAAAAAATATGAATTTAGTTGAATCTGAAAATCAAACTCCTGATGGAAAGAAATTTTGGAGTGGAAGTGGTCAAGAGGGTCAATGGAGAATTAATAGAAGTGAACCTATGAATATAACTTTTCAATTGTTAAAACGTCAAACTAAACTTCCTGAGTCAGTAACACAGGGTGCATCGGTTGCTACACGGCCAATTGGGGAGTGGTTCAAACCCCCAACACCAACAAAACCTGTTGATAATACGCAAGGTACAAGTCAAACTTCACTAGATGATTTTGGTAAAGCCAAAAGTTACATTCAAGATAGACCAAAACGACTCGCACAAGCCAAAGTACAACGTCTTAGCCGAAAAGTTAAGAACGCACGTACACAACACAAGTACAAACGTAATTTGGCTCGTGGAGCAATTAGACCAAAAATGAGGACACAAACCGGATTAATTAGAGTAACAAGGAGTAGATAAGATGAACCCAATAGATGCAGCATTTTCTTTTTTGAAAGCAGAATCAGGACCAATGAGACAATTGATGAATAATCCAGCCGACCCACAGAGCGAGTTAGTCGCTGGTGATGATGAAAAATTACAACAAGCATATGAAGAAGCACATAAAGAAATAGATGAGCATCATAAGAAAAAACAATTAGCACAAAAGAAGAGACATGAAATGCAACACAGAGATGCAAAGAAAGATGTTGATAAATTTTATGAAGACAATCATCCTGAATTTTATGAAAAATTAACTAAACCTGAATTTGACTAAGTGATTATATGACAATGTATCGTAAACTGATAGAAGATTACGATAGAAAACGTGCTCTTTATCCTGAAAAAATTGGTAAGTTATCTTCTAAACAATTTTTAAATATGTTAAATGCAGGTGTTTCATCACGAGATAGAAAGTTACTAAATAGAGAATTAAAATATGGACAAAGAAATCTTAGGCAACAAGACATTTTTGATTCTATTAATAGACATAATAAAAGAAGTTTATACCGACAGTTGAAAAGACCTAGATATACAACAGAAGAAAAATATGGAAGAGAACAAAAGTGGCCTGATGAAAAATCTTACCAAGATTGGATGTTTGCTAATTTCAGATTTGAAACAGATAAAAGAAGAAAATTGAATGATTTAGGAATAAAGACTGGTTTACCGCACACGCCTAGAGAACACGATGGAATGCCTAGTGATTATGCAGCGACAGAAAAACAACAAGAACAATACAAAAAATGGCTCGATGAACATCCTTTCATTAATGAGATGTACAGACAACAAACTAGTGACCCTAAAACTATAGATTTACTAGACACTTCAGATGAATACAATCAGTGGTTACAAAGTCACAAGGATGATGTACCTGACATATATCAGAACTATCAGACTGACATGATGGACTCTGCTAATTTAAACGCTGGTTTTGGGTTTAGAAGAAGTGAACCAATGAACATAGCCTTCCAATTACTGAAAGAACGTAAGTCACCTCAAGCGTTTGCTAACAAAAAGAAATATGATAGCGAATATCAAAAAGACCCAAAACGTGTAAAATATCGTGAGCAACTAAATGCAGAACGTAGAAGAAGAGGAATATACGGTAAAGGTGGGAAAGATGTCAGTCATACACAAGGTGGAAAATTAACATTAGAAAGTGTACACTCTAATAGAGCAAGACACTTTAAGAATAAGGGAACGCTTAGGAGAGTGAAATGAAACAAAGTTTACCTTTGAAGAAAGTGAAAACGTGCAAGAGATTTAATTGGTGGAAGTGTGAATTAATATGAATTGTGAATGTGGTCATTGTGTAGGTATGGATGGAGCATGGGATATGCTTGAAAAGAAATTATGTCCTGCTGGTAAAGCGGCAGCAAAAAGAAAGTTCAAAGTTTATCCATCTGCTTATGCTAATGGTTGGGCTGTACAATATTGTCGTGGCAAGTTTAGGGGGAAGAAAAAGAAATGAATCATATTGCTAATGTGAAAGCATGGAATCTTCTCAAAGGGAAAGAGGATGCACCAAATTACAGGAAAGCCACAGGACCAAAAAAATGTGGTAATTGTAAAGCATGGGATTCTTCAAAAACAAATGACCCAATGACAGGGTATTGTGAAATGTATGATTTTACTTGTAGAGCAGACCATACTTGTGATGCATGGGTGAGTAGAAAATGACACGTTGCACTTGCCATGATACTTTGATTGTTAAAAATTTAAATCGTTGGTTTAAAGAAAAATGGGTAGATGTTTCAAGAAAAGACAAAGACGGTAAACATCCACCATGTGGAAGAAGTAAAGCAAAACTTTCAGGGAAGGGTTATCCTAAGTGTAGACCTTCTGTAAAAGTTTCAAGTGATACACCAAAAACATCTGGTTCTATGAGTAGTGGACAAAAACAAGCAGCAACAAAAAGAAAAAGAGCCAAAAAACAAGGTGTTGGTGGAAAACCTACTATAGTGAAAATGGTTGGGGTGATATAATGGAGCACGAGCCTTGTAGTTGTTGCACTCCTTTTCAACAAGCAACAGTTGCTTTGATGGACAGTGTTTTTGAAAAGGCTAAGAAAAAATCAAAACCGTTTCATGGTTATAATCCAAAAAGGCATCATAGAAAAGGTGGACTTAATCAAGCAGGACGAGACAAATTTAAAAGAGAAACTGGGGCAAATCTCAAACCCCCGGTAACTACAAAACCATCTAAATTAAAACCCGGCTCTAAAAAAGCAAAAAGAAGAAAGTCTTTCTGTGCAAGAATGGGTGGAAGTAAAGGACCAACTAGCAAAGATGGTAAATTAACACCAAAAGGTGCAGCATTGAAAAGATGGAATTGTTGATTATTCCAATTATTCATTATTCCATCTATAATAAAGAATAATAATATATATTGTGTATAGAAAGAATAATGAAACATTGGAAACATTTATCGCCAATTTTCAAAACCCTTATTATGTCAACCTCTGTGGCCTTTAACAAGGTCATTAGTATGGTAGGAACGAACCACGATAATCATGAGATGAGATTGACAGGACTTATTCTTGCACAATCTGCACTAATTGGTGCGGCAGTAGGAATATTTGATGCAGGTATTTGGTTGCCAGCAGGAACAACAGAAAACCATTGGGTAAATGGAATGACATATTCAATGGGTGCTTTAGCAGTACAAATCTTAGCATACTATTTGTTTAAGATGTTCTTTGAGCAGCAAATGCAAGAAAAAGTTAGAATCTCTGAAATGCAAAGACAAAGAGATAACAGATATAGAGAAATGCAATACAGTCATGACCAGCGTAGACAGGATATGGAATTAAGAATGCAAGAAATGCAGTTGGAAAAAGAAATCATGTGGATGCAACAAAATCCCGGTAAAGCGTTTCCACAGTTTATGGATAAAACATCAAAATATAATTCTAGTAATGTTAGTGGTTTAGGTGTTGACTATAGTAGTTCTGCAAAACCACCACAACATACAGCAGATGTAAGTAATTCTGCTTTAACTTTAGGTATGTCAGGTAACAATCTAAAAAGCGATGTTACACCACCAAGAAATATGGATAAAGATGGATATAGATTAAAAGCCGATGGAACTATAGACAAAAGATTCAAGAAAAAAAGGTGATGTGTGAAACCTATGGGGCGTATCTTCAAGACACCTAAAGACGATTCAGTCGAAGAAACATTGAGAGCCATGCATTTGGCTAACACTGTAGATAATACTTATGAATGGGGTGTTGGGTGGTTACGAACTGTTATTTTCTCAGGAATAACTGCTCTCATTATTAGTTACGTTGAATCTGTTTCTGATTTTAGATTATGGGGTTGGACTGTTGAATGGTCTTACGAACAGGCTAGAGATTTAGCAGACTGGCTTTATGCTAAAATTGATTGAGGTGTATAAATTATGATGACAGGTGGCAGCGTATTAGTAGGTGCTGCCTTATACGGTCAAGCGTTATATAATTCTTGGAAACCTAGGAGAGTAGGAATATATGGTACTAGTATGGTTGGTAAAACTACCTTAGATAGATATATGACAACACCGGGTGAAATGGAAGAAATTCCTATAGATGAAAGAACTGACCATTTTAAATTAATAACTAGATATATATTACCTAAACCTACACGAAAACGAATTAGTTATTCCGGTGAAAAAAGAGTTGTTTATTCCTCTGATGTAGGAGGACATGATAGATTTTGGAATCTTTGGATAGATGATATGGTTGCAAGACAAGTTGAATGCGTTGTATATATGTTTGACGATAGGGCTTTTGCAGGTGGTCCTGATGGTATAGACCAATTAGCCGGATTCAAGTTTTTAGTTGATGCTTTGATAAATCGTAATTATAGGTATAGAACTCTTAAAAGTAGATGGAAGGGTAAAAAGTATGCTCCTAGATTACTTATGTTAGTAGCAAATAAGGCTGATAGATTCTTTGATAAAAGTGCAGCAGATTTATGGTCACAAGGAAGAATAGGTGAACATAAAATTTTTGACCCGTTTAGAGATGAGTTGATTAGATTGCAAAAAGCAAACCTACCAACAAAACGTGCTTTCATGGCAACTAGGGTAGGTTGGAACGTAGAACCAACAATGGTAGATTTATTGACTACATGAGTGACCTTTTTTATGTGTAACGGTGTCGGATGTATATGGCGAGAGGTGCGACGAGTACTGTTTTAGTTCCAATTGGTGGAGCGAGTAAGTCACTTAGGACTACTGTGCCTATGTGGATTATTAAACAATTTAACCTCGATGCTGGCAGTAAACTTAATTGGAGAATAGACATCGAAGGCGACGAGATGCTCATCAAAGTGTCTCCTGTGGAGAAGTGAAAAAATGGTTTTAGATATACCGGATAACATGTATCGAACACTTACAAACACACCATTACAAACACATTCTTTGTCATCTTTGAATGAGGCTGCCATGATAGCAATGGCACAACAAGGTAATCCTCAATTTAATCAAGGAGCAATCATGGAACAAGCCACTGCACAACAACACATGCAGCAATACGGCACACAATTAAATCTTCAAGTTCCTAAAGTTAATTTTTATCCTTCTAATCATCCTGACCCACGAAAAGCAAGAAGAAAGGATATTAAACAAGCATATAAATTATTATCTCCGACAAAACGGTCTATATTAGACCCTAGAAGATGGGTAGGTAGTAAATATAGATATAATAAAGATACAGGAGTTTGTTGTATTGATGGTTGTAATGTTAAAGAATTAATACAACATGACAATCTGTATGCTAGAATTAGTGATGAAGAAACAGGTGTAAGTCTGTGGGAACTTTACTGGACAAACCCTATCACTTCACAACCTGAAGCATTTATTGCAAGAACCGGGGTTACTAGTGGTCGTAGATTACAAGCAACTTATTGTCCTGAACATCTACATCTTTATCATTTACTTTGTAAATGGGAAACAGAACAAGATAAAGAAGATGAATTAAAACCATCTTATTTTAAAGATAAAGTAAACAAGGGTGTAAGTTTAGTTACTGTGCCTGTTACTGCCATGCAAAGTAAAGAAACACAAATGCCTGAGTTAGTACAAAAATATGAAAACTTCTTTAAAGAAATAGAAAAAGACTCTAATAGAACTAAAGGGATTAATGTTTGGCACGTACCAAATCCAGAAACTGGATTAAATGATATTACTATGATACAGTTTGACATGAGAATGTTCCAAAAAGAAGAAGTGCAACAACAAATTGCTGCTCAACAAGCATTTCAAACAGTTTTAAACCAACAGGCTCAAGTTCTTAACCCCGCCACGGTAGTGCAACCGCCACCTGTGACACCAGCACCGGCGGTAATACCAGTAACAGAAATACAACAAAATGAGGTGACACAATAATGGGATTATTTTCTACAACACCAGCAAGCAACAATTCATCATTTAGTTTAGGAGCACCTGCAATGAATACTGCACCTCCTACACAACAAGGTTATCAGAATTCTTACGGTGCATCACCATTGACTGCTGGCATATTAGGTGGTGCTGGTATAACTCCGCAACAGTATGGGATGCCCGTTGCCCCACCTTCTGAAACAGATGTTTTAGCAGCCATGTTAACAACTTTACAACCGATAGATAGATTTATTGTCAGTCAAAATATGCCTGTCTTTATAGAAATGCTTTCTAACATAACCACATTTTCTCTTTTGAATGTGTTAAAAAATGCTACTTTTAAACTAGATGAAGAGGGTAACATGTCATTAGACGTTATGTCTTTACCCAGTGATTTACAAACATTAAGTGCAGAAAACATTGTTGCACAGTTAAACAGTTTACAAAACACATCTATGCAATCCATTCAATCTGCCGAACAACAAAGGATGCAAATAAAAGCAATGGCTGACCAATCGTTATTACAAGGTGCTCTTGGTGCAGCAATGCAACCCGGCGTTATGGAAAATGTTGGACAGGCTGCTGGTGGATTTTTCAATAGAGCATTATTTGGAGGTACAATGAAATGATAAATGGAGGAAGTATAACACCTAAGCCAGTTGCCGATATGACGTTACAATTTTTTAATCCTAGACATAGCACAATTGTCGATATGATTATGATACAATTAATTGCAGCCATCATTACTAGTTTGATTATTTTAATATACAAAGGGAATGAAATTTCACAAAATGATGCTACACTTTTCTTAGTTGGAATCTTTGCATCTTTCATTTTATTGACTACAGTGTATTCACGTATAACGAGATGATGATAGTCTCTTTTTCTAACAAACTTAATTTGCTTCGCATGTAGTCGACACGTCGTGGCCGAGCGTGAGCAAGTAACAAAAAGGTCTTGTGCCTTTTGCCAACATCCTCAAAGAGATGAGTTGGAAGAGATGATAACCAATGGTGAAGTCTCTGTAAAATCACTCGATAAAGACATGGGTTGGAGAGCAAATACTGCCGATAGACATTTTCGTAATCATATGGGGGAATATCATATGGCTTCTAATCCTACTTGTGTACTTTGTACTCATCCACAAAGAGCAGAATTTGAAAACAGATATTTTGAAGACGGTTCTCAATCTGATGCAATTGCCACAGAATTAGATGTATCTGAGAATACTGTTTATCATCATATGAAACATCATTTTCAACCACTGGTACAAAGGTCTGCTGCTACTGAAGTTGTAGTAAAAGTAGGTCATGAAGTAAATGTGTTGAGGAACAATGTAGAAAAATTAAATGGCAGACTACATGAATTATTAGATGAGTCTACAGGTCATGAAGATGGTTTTGTAAGAGATGCAGTTACTTTACACAAAGAAGTTAGAGAAAGCATAAAAGATTTAGTTAAATTTAATGAAGCATGGGGTACTACAGCGGAAGGTACACAAGTTAATCAAACAATCAACATATTGAAAGTCGAACTAGCAAAAGAAAGTCCAGATACTTGGAAACGTATCAAGGCTGAATTATTACAAAATGGGGAGATTGAAATTGAATAATCAATTAGTTTCTGTAAGTGATTTGATGCAAATTACCCATCCCGGTCATAGATTTTTAATTTCTGATTATGATATTAAAGAAAACGATTTACCCATGTTTTTGGATTATTGTGTTGTTGTCTATGGGCGTTTTAAACACTACGCTGAAAATAATAATAATCTACAAATTTCAGATAAAAGTTTGTATGACATTATGCAAGACTTGAAAAAAATGAGGGAAACCGATGAACCTTCTGAAATACATATACTCAGACAATCATTAAAAGGAGGTTTAATGGAATTTAGAAAAATTTGTAAATCGATGAGTGCTTGTTTTTCCTCTCCTTTAGTTGTTAAATCGTTCTATGATGCTTTAGGTGATAGACTAACAGAACAAATTGTAATTTATGCGGGGATTGAATATGAGTAAAATACTTGTAAAATCTAGTAGCGGTATCATGGGTGGTAGTGATACTAGAATTTACAACCCTAGAAGCGAATCATCACATATGTATCGTAATAATCATGAAGAAGAAGATAAGTATGGTAGAGAATCTTCAGAAGCAAGAGATGAAAGATACGATAGAAAATTACGTATCAAAGAGAAAAAAGATAAAGAAAAAAATAAAATTAAACATATAAAAATGTCTGCTAAAGATTTAGTGGGAATAGAAGATGAAAAAGAAGAAGCAGAAGAAGGCGACAAGTTTGACACTGACCGTGAATTAAGTGCTCAAACTGGACCTGCTGGTAATATGGGCTTCTTGACAAGTTTAGCAGCCCAAGCAAAAGGACCGGGTGCTGCGGGAGGAAGTGCTTTTGCTATGGGTGAACCGATGGAAATAGCATATCAATTATTAAAATCAAAAGAACTTAGTGAAAAAACTAAAAAGAAGAAAAGAGAAAGAAGAAAAACAAAAGAGAAAAGACAACAATGGAGACCTTCTACTGGACAATTTAAAACACCACCGGGTGGTTCTTTAGGACCAAAAGGTGCTACTGGCAGAAGGGCGAAAGGTCAAATGCGTTCTGTGAAAAGAGGCAAGTTGAGAGGTTTGATGCATGCACCATTATCTGTTGAAATGGAACATCGTGGTGTTGCAACTAAACAACCAAAATCAAAAGATGTTGGAGCATATAAAGAATTTTTAGGCCAACAAGAAGGTCGTAAAAGAATGGGGAATGTACGCTCCCCCACATCTCAACAATCAAGAAGTGGTGCTCGTAGTTATTATGCTGGAAAAACAGGTGGAGGTAGATTACAGGGGATGGCAGGTTTTCCTAAACCTCGTTTAAAACCACATCGTTTACCACCAATTACACCACCTAGAAATTTAGCAGTTCCTCATTTGAACCAACCACAAATGTCAGGTCCGGGTGCTACTGGTTACATGCCGATGCAAACTCCGTTACCATCATCTATGCCGATAGATGCAACATCGCAACCCTCAATGGTAGTAGCAAAAGGTGCTTTTGGTTTAACAACAATAGAATTAGGTAAGATATTAAGAATTGCCGAAAGAACATTAAGGGCTAAAGAAAAGAAAAAGAAAAGTACAGGTAATAGAGAAACAGTCGATGCTGACCAAACACCAACAGGTCAGACAACAAAACCTCAAGGTGGTACTGAAGACCATCGAATGGAAAACATAGGAGGGGTGAAAGGTCTTAGGGGTAATACACAATGAGACCTGTATATTCACCTGCTGTTTATCATTCTTTACAAGACATACTTTCTTCAGGCTTAATTAAGAAAGGTGATGGAGTTGCTATGTTTCATGACGGACAATTAACATGGCATAGATGGCCCGCTAAAGAAGGATTCAGAAAATATGGTTATGAAGATAATTTAGGTCTAGGTATTGAAGGTGCTCCATTTGCACACACTGGAGATGCACATTCTGAAATGTCGCCGGAAGAAGGTGGTACTGAACATGGCGTTAGAGGTAGCGGTCATAAGATAGAAGGAAAATGGGAACAGGGTAAATTTGGAGAATTGTTGGAACGTGATGGTAGCGGCGGTTTTCATATGCATGGTATAGATGGTGTTATACATGGAATTGGTAATCTTCTTGAAGATATTAAAAAACAATATCCACAAATAAGATTACCGGACGACCCTACGTTGGCTAAACAAATAGTACAGATGGGAATCAATAATTGGAATGAAAGTAATCCTAGCAACATACACCCTGACATAGATTCATCGGAACTTAGACAAAAAGTTATTTCTTCTTTCGATAAAGGTAATAATTCGTTAAGGTCTGATGATGGTAGGTTCATTACATTACATACTAATGCGAATGCACAAGGTCATCATTTAGGAATGAATGTAGAATCTGCGGCATTCAAACCTTTTCAACAAGTGAGTAATGTGTTAACTCAACTTCTTACTCCTATGATGAAACCATTTGTTCCAGAAGCACAAAACAACCCTAATTGGAAATGGAGTCCTTCTACTTCAGGTTTAAATTTTTTACAAATGCCATATGTATATGCTGACCATTTAACATATAGTATGAATCCTGCTACTGGAGAAGTTTCTTCTAGGGCTAAACATACAAAAATGGGTGAAATTACTTCTGATGCTAACTTTAGAATTCCTAGAGGTATGAAAGAACATTTTTCAGGTGCTGGATTTAATATCGACTCGGCTTTTAATGACAATACTGCTGAATCTATGATAGCAGGAGGATTGTTACATCCCGAATACATGAAAGAAAAACCTACAACTAGGTCAGTTCAAAATTATCAAAACCCAAATAGAATGCATGGTATTTTTAAACCCGGAGGGTTACATGGTGGTCTTTTTGAAAGAATTAATAGAATGTTACCACCAGAATTTCAAGCAATATCTGACGAAAGACATCATACATCGGGCATAGAACATGCTCCTATTGACATGGAAGACCCTATTTTAGATGAATTAACATGGGTTAATACTACACCTGAAACAAAATATGATAGTTTACAAAATAAATATGTCTATGGTACAAAACAAAAAAATACAACACATACTTTAAGAGAAGCATTAGAAAGTTGGAAAGACGCAAGAATACCAGAACAATCAACAGACCCAAAACATAGTTTAGCGAATGATTTTATAGAAACTATGAGTTCTTTAATAGGCTTTGAAACTTTAGCAGGAAACAATTCACGCAATAATAAGACTAGAAGAAATGAAGATGGTTCGGTGAAAAAGTTCGGTAGTTACCATTTACGCATAGATGACGCAATTGAAGATATGGTAGGTGCAGAAGGCAGAGAAGGCGTACCACATCTAACAACGGCTGATTTAGTAAATCATTCTTCAAAATTTGCCGAAGGTGTTGGTTATGCGGGTCAAAAACTTTCTGATGGTAAAATAAAAATGGGAAGGGGTATGAATACTCATGGGGCGGCAGCAAAAAGATTTGCACATGCACAAGTTAATCCTAATCTTATTAATGAAGAGTTACCACAGGAAATAAAAGAAAAACACGGTTTAACTTCAACAATAACAACACCATATACAGAAAGTAAAGTTAACATATTAAATCATTTATCAAAATTGTTAGTAGAATCTAAAGGTTTAGAACCTGCTAGACATTTAACAAATGAAGAATTACTTGAGGTACAACCTATGGGTAATGCTCAAATGACTAACATAAGAGGTGGTTTTCCTGATGCCGATTTAGGTATACCTGAACACGTACAACACGCTATGGTTAGTCCTGCTATGAATACAAGAGGAGGGCAAACACCACCTGTTGCTACACCACCTGTTGCTACACCACCTGTTGTTGATACATCTACTACATCTACTGGAGCACCTTTGAAACCTACAATCACTTCACGAGGACAAGTACAAGTGAGACCTAGTGGACAAATGACTTTGGGTGATTTTCCTAGTACTCCATCTCAATTACCTACACCCCCTCCACCTAATTTCCAGTCTTTACTTCCAAGTGCTGTAGCGGCAAGACAACGAGCATCTCAAACACCCGAAGGTACAGAACAAGCCATGAGAGATTTATCAGATAATCAAAGATTAAGAATTACTGAAGAACAAAGGCGGAGAGCACAAAGTGCTTTTGCAGACCCGCAACAATCTTTACTTAGTGACTTTCAAAAAGCGGAGAAATTAATTAAAATGATGGAAAAATTACAATTAACTGATGCTTTTGCTGATGAAAGTGTGTTGAAACATGTGCCTAATAATAACTTGAATAAATCTTCAAGTATTGATGTTAACTTTATGGCTAAAAGATTAAATGTAACATCTCAAGATATTAGAACTATTTTACATACAAAAGGAGATTGGGAAAGAATTCATAAGACATATGGGTACAGTGATACAATTATCAAAGCGGTCAAAGTATCTTTTAGTGGGGGATTAAAATGAGTTATGTTGGAATAAAAAAATCATACGTTGGTATAATTAAGCAACAGAGTAATGCTGCACCAGTAGCCGCCGTCAATACTATGACACCTGCTCCTGAAAGTAGTGGAGGTGGAGGTACACAAATCGGTGTAGGTAACGTTTTCACTACTGTAGATGGTAAAAAAAGAAATCTTTTTGGATTAGATGAAGAAGGAAAAAGAATGTATAGTCCTGCACAAATAGGTATAGGTCTTGCTGGTAGAGTAGCAGGTGCAGGGTTAGGTGCTTGGAATGCAGCACGAACTTTATCTGAAAGTCAAGGTGGTGATATGATTTCTGATTTAGGAAGGGCTGGTATTGCTGGACAACAAACTATGAATCTTGGTACGGCTGCTACTAATGTAGCAATGGATGCACCGGGTAAAATTGCAGGTATGCCAAAAACAATTGGAGATTATACAACCGCAGGTACGACAAGTGGTTTTGAAAAACCAGCATTAATGCCCGATGAACAGATGTCATATCCTTCCACTGAGGGTTTTGTAAGCACGTTAACAAAGCCGGAATCTATGCACATAGCAAGTCCAGCAACAGCATCAAATCCAGTCAAGGTTGTCGATAGCAATAAACTTCTTGATAGTATTGACCCGGAAGCAATGAAACGAGCGAAAACACTTAGAGGCCAATAGTGATTAATATGATTGAAGATAATGAAGACATGAAATCATTCATTATTGAAATGGATAGAAAAATGGCTAAAAAGTCATTTCATTATTTTTTTACAGAATGCTTAGAGTTTCTTTACAATCATCATCATAAATCATGGGAAACAGGTTTAACTGAACATTCTTATTATTGTGTGAAAGCGTCAAGAGACCACGGTAAGTCTGTATTTTTTATGTCATATGCTTTATGGTTAGCAGCATTTAACAAGAAAACACACATTATGATATTTTCTCACTCTCTTGAACAGACACTCGAACATATGAGATTTATCAGAAATTTAATAGATAATACTCCAGTACTCCATCATTTGAAGCCAGCCGGAAAACAACCGTGGGCAAAGTCTTACTTCGAGTTTACAAACGGTAGTCGTTTGATGGCTAAATCGGTTGGTGGGGCTACTCGTGGTTTCCACCCTGATGTTGTTGTGTGTGACGATATTCTTTGGGGTACTAGTGGAACTGAACTTCAAAGAACTGCTGATTGGTTTTACGGTGTACTTCTTCCAGTTCTTCACCATAGTAGTAAATTAATGATGGTTGGCACACCATTTAGTTACAATGACTTATATGCGGAATTAGAACAAAAAGAAACATTTAGAGTTGAAACTTATCCTGCAATTGATTCTGAAGGAGTTGCATTATGGCCTGAACGTTGGGATATGGCGGCTTTAGAACAAAGAAGACTTTCAATGCCCGCTATCCAATTTTCTCGTGAATATCTTTGTGAGCCAATTCACGATGTTGCAAGTATGTTTCCTATGGACATATTAGAGGCTGCTAGAGATACAAATTTAGTTTTATTAGATAGAGCAGAAACAAATTACAATGAGGAAGGTGAACCGGATGGTGTTTTTGGTCAACACTTCATAGGTCATGACCCTGCTATATCTTCTGATAAAAATGCTGACTTTACTGCGATGACTGTAATGAGACAAAAACCAAATGAACCTTTCAAAGAAATAATCCATGTTGTACATGAAAGAGGGATGAGCACAATGGCTCAGAAAAGAATGATGGTTATGTTAAATAGTCGTTTTAGCCCTGATTTGATTGAACTTGAAGGTAACAATTTCCAAAGAATGCTAGAAGCAGAAATGAGAGAAATGGCAGCAGATATGCCTATTCGAGTGTTTATGACTACAAGAACTAAAAAAGAATCTCTATTTATGAGCCTTCTTCTTGCTTTTGAACAAGGACACATTAAATTACCATACGGAGATGAAAGAAGTAGAACATATACACATAAACTAGAACAAGAATTAAATCGTTTTGGTATGCAGAAAAATGGTAAATTAGAAAGTGTGGGAGTACACGATGACTTAGCAATGAGCCTTGCTTTGGCTAATTGGGCCACAAAAGAATTTAAGGGAAGTGTTATGCTACTCGATGATGTCATGCCCGCGTTTGATTCGTGGTTTGACAGCGGAAAAAGAAATAACGATTGGGTGATACCTTGAATGATACGATAATAAAAGAAGAAAATGAAAATAGAAGTAGGTGGTCTTAGTATGCAGATGTTTGCAGATAACGGTGAAGGGTGGTTTGAAACTCATTTAGGTTGTACAGCATCCGACTTTGTTGGTAGACTACGAAAAGCAAGAAGACATAATAAACATTCAAAAGAAGAAATTGATGGTATGATAGAAGATGTCAGAATGTTGAAAGCATTAGAAGTGAGAGGTACATTACAATCTGTTTCATGGTGTGGAGATTATGAAGGGGTTATACACAAATTTGGATTAAGTGATAGAGATTTAAAATCGCTTAGAAAATTTGGCGATACGAGAAAAGCCAATTTAATTCGTGCATGTAATCAATGGCAAGAAGCAGATGAACTACTTTCTAAACTTGATGAACATGTGGATGTTTGGGGTAAAGAAGAGGAAAAGGCTTGGGTACAAGCAATGAATATAAGAAAAGATGCTAAAAAATTGTGGAAAACTACACTTCATCAAATAGATAAATTAACTGAAAAAGAAACTGATGCTTTGATAAAAAGTGCTGAATTACTTGCAGAAAGAGGTTCAATGTCAGGTAGAGGACTTTTTGAAAATTTATCTGATGCTAAAATTTTACATAAAAGCATGACACCAATGAAATTATCAAAATTAATCAGTGTTTACGGTGAAGAAGTGGATATTATTGCAGGAGGTAAAAGAGGAACTTTTGTTAAAATGGATAAGTCCGGTTTGATATTAAAAGACCCATATGCATATGCAGCAGGATTTTTAGATGCAGATGGTTATATTTCTATAACTAAAAGAGGAGAGCCAAGAGCAGGTTTTGTTGCTACAGGTTCAAGAGGTAAAATTCATTGTGAGCAATTACAGAAAACATTAGGTTGTGGTGTTTTACAACTAGACCAAAAAATATACAAAGATAGTCAAAGGAGTCAACATCGTTTGCAATTTTATTCTAAAGGAGATATTCGTAAGTTATTGACTCAAATACTTCCTCATTTGAAAATGAAAGACATACAAGCAAAAGCAGTGCTTGCTTTTATAGATGAAACTGATAGTGTGAGAAAAGATGAGTTACAAAAACTAGTCAAATATAGTAATTGGAGTGATGATACTACTAAAGCAAGTGGTCTTTTAACGGAATGGGGTGTCGCTTCTGATGACATCGCCAAGTGGAAGGAGGGATTATAGTGGCCGAAGAAGAAAAAGGTGTGATTGGTAGATTCATTGAAAGGTTAACTGGTAGTAACCGTAGAAGAACTACTCCTCAACCACAAATGCCACTTTATACGACTGGTATACAAGAACCTGTATTAGCACAAGGTATTACTATACCTGCACTTTTTGCGGTTTCTCACGAAAATTTAATTCTTCGCACAGTCATATCTAAATTAGGTCAAGAAATTTTTAGAAGAGGATATTATTGGGAAAAGAATTTTCAATTTAAATGTACACAATGTCAAGAAGAATATACACAAGAAGTAGATGTGTGTGTTCAATGTGGTGGAGAAGTAGCACCGCCGAATGTAGATGAGGTAATTTATGCTAAATGGTTGTTAAAACAACAAAATTCTATGGAACAATCTTTCATACAAGTTTTACATGAAATTGAAAGAGATTTGAATATAGTAGATGATGCTTTCTTAATACTAATTAAAGAATATTATGTTGACCCTGAAACCTCCGAGATAGGATTCTATAGAGTGAAAGAAGTTTTACGAGGCGACCCTATTTTTATGAGAATTGTTGCCGATAAAAGGGGTGTAAGAGGCGGTAGATACAAAGTCTGTCCAATTCACCGTGACCAAATATCTTATCCGGGTGAAGATGAACCGTGTTCCGTTTGTGGAAATACTAAACAAGATGCTCATTATGTTAATATGGCTGGAAGCGGTAAAACTCAATATTACTTAGAAGGAGAAGTTATCCATATTAGTAAATATAATCCAAGTAAGTTGTATGGTAGAAGTCCGGTGAACACTTTGTGGAGACAGGCGATGACTCTTACTGCAATGGATAATTACATGTATACAGCATACCAAAAAAGAAGAAGCCCAAAAGGTATAATTTCTGTCACTACCGATAATTTAGAATCAATGAAATCTTTTTGGAAAACAGTTGACGAGAAAATGGAAAGAGACCCACATTATATTCCTAAAGTTGGTATCGAAAGTCAGACTGGTAGAGGTGGAGTTCAATGGATTAAGTTCATGGATACTCTTGAAGAAATGCAGTATATTGCTGTGAGAGATGAAATAAGAAATCGTATTGCTGCATATTTTGGAGTTAGTAGTATCTTCATGATAGATAATGGTAAAAGTGGTGGTTTGAATAATGAAGGTATGCAAATACTTGTTACTAATAGAGCAGTTGAATTTGGTCAGAAAGTCTACACAGATGTTTTATTTCCACGCATGTTAAAACAAATGAATGTTCATGATTGGAAACTAACATTATATCCGAATGAAGAAGAAGATGAAATTACTAGACTTAGAAGAGATGAGATGGAAGTCAATCTTGCACAAAGAATGGTTATGCTTGGTTATCAACCTGAATTAATGGAAGATGGGGATAGGGATATTAGATTTACATACAAGAAGATACCAGCACCTGAAGGTGGAAATCCAGCAATGCCACCTGCACCGGGAGGAGCAATGCCACCGGGAGTACCGCCGGGAGGAGGAATGCCACCGGGAGTACCACCGGGAGGAGGAATGGCAGGTATGATAGTCCCTCCATCACAACCCGGAGGTGAAGGTGTCGGATTGAGAACTCCAAGTAGTCCAGCAAGGCCACAAGCAAGAACTAGTGGAGGTATCGGCTCTCCAATTTCTAGTGTTCAACAAAGAGGTCCACAACCTACTCTTGCTGAAAAGAATCAGAAGGGTTTACAAGATTCTAGGCGGATTAAAGGGGCTTAGTTAAAATAACAGGTATACACTCGACGTGCATAGGTGAGACAAGTGGACTTACAAAAAATGGATTCAATGGTTAGAAAAATGGGAGTGCATCAGCAAGCATTCACCAGTGCGGTAGAAGAAGGTGATGAGGTACAAGCAAGAGCACATTTATCCGAAATCATCAAGTTTGCAAATTATTTAGATAACGATTTGACAGATATAGTCAGAAAGAGCGAAAACCTAATCGATTTAACTGGCACTGCACAATATGTTGGCGGTGTTCCACTTGCTAAATTTAATGAAACTGGTAGTAAATTTGACGCTTCACAACGTGGTGATGTTTTGAAGGGTTACATGCCTCCTGCACGAACACATGGTGCAATAAAAAGAGTTACAGGAACATTTGGTCGCCGAGTATAGATAGGTGATTAAATGACAGATAACGATGTTACTGAAAAATTGATGAATACTTTGATTACAAAAATGGAATCAATGGACAATGAAATTATAAATTTAAGAAAAATGATTAATTCTCCACAAGCAATACTGAAAAAAGCAGGGTTTGTACCAGTACGTACACCTTTTTCTGAAGATGTTGAAGTTGATGCTTTTAGAGCAGATACTTTTACTAAGTCTCAAATACCTAATTCTGCTAATCCTGATTCTTATTCAAATGAAGAAATTCACGACATGACATGGGCCGATATACATGAAATGGCCGACCAACATAGAGAAGTAAAGGAGTTGTATTAATGAAGCCTCGATATGAACCAGTAGCAAAAGAAGTAAAAGACATGATGACTAAAGCAGAACTCTTGGTTAAAAGATTAGATGTTTTAGAAAAAGCAGAAGAATGTCCTACGTGCGGTTTGAAGAAGGCACATTGCATGGTACAAAAAAATGGTTGTGGGATGAAAAAATACGGTGATATGAAAAAAGGTGTTGTTCATTTAGAAACAACTCATTCTACTCAACCTGCGGGTCAAGAATTTCACATAGTATCCGGTGAATCTGCAAGAAATGCATTCTATGGAACTAACAATGCTCTTTTAGATTCTGAAGTTGTAAAAAACTCAGGTGCAATAAATGAAACACCTAATCTTGAAACTTTGAATAAAAAACTTAATCCTCACGACTTAAACATCAAATTAGATGACATGGGTGGAAAATCTCCTACTGGTTCTGATTTGGAGTGAGAGAGATGACTAAGATAAAAGTCATAAAAAAAGGAACTCTAAGTTTGGAGGCTTGTTCAACTTGTGGTGGTACTTCAGTCACAGGTTGTAAATTACATGAAGGTATGTCTTTTTACGGCTGCCCTAATAAACAAACAATGAGGTGAGGGGATGATAACATGCAGGAAGATGCCTTTCAAATCTATAAAAGAAGTAGAGATGATTTAATAAAATCGTACATGGCATTTGACGATGTTTCTGAAGAGTTAACAGAATTTGTTAATTCATTAACTAATTTACATCACCATAACTTAGAAATCAATAAAAGTTGGATTGATGATATTGCTTATGATATCATGAAAGCGTCTGATAAACTTCAAGCCGTAGAAGAAGGTGGAAGAATAATAGGTTATAAAGATAGAGATGGTAGAATATATTACACTGACCCAAATTTAGGTGTTGGTGTTACAAGACCGAAACCACCAGTATTAGAAGATAGAAAAGAATTTCGTAGACCGAAGATATCTGATAAGGATGAAAAGAGATTCAAAAGAGTTTTATTAGGTGAACCTGCAAAACATATGCATCATGGTGAAATACCCATGAATGTGAAAATGGCACATGAAATGACAGGATGGCCGGAGGTTAGTGAAAAAAATGCTACTTTACCCAATTTTTTCAAACGTGGTATACACCCTGATAGAAATGTACATCCTATATATGGAGGTGCTATGTATTTACATAAAAACACAAACTATGTTGCTAAAGATTTTACTGATAGTGAATCAAAAAGTGAATCTGAAAAAGATGGTGAAGCCATAGATAGACATGAGAAAACACATTCCAGTAATCCAATAATATCCGGTTATAAAAATAAACAACATTTTCTTGGAAAATTAGGGTCTGATAATAGGCATTTTCATCACTTTTATGAAAAGAATTATCAAAAATGGAAAGATAGTAAGTATCAAGAAAATAGTCAAGCATTTTCAGATTTAGATGAAAATCAGATAAGAGAGTTACATGCGAAAGATGCTATGGCTGAATGGACTAGTACAAGTCATTATGAAGAACCTGTATCTAATTTAGAATATCAAATGAGAAAAACAGGTAAGTCTGAAAAAGAAATAATAGATGACATAATCGCCGATATAAAGAATCGTTCTTTACGATATGATGAAGAGGATGATTTAATACGTAATGCTAAGAAAGAATTAAAAAAATCTACTGTTATAAAACATCCATATAAATTAGGATGGTTAGATAATGCTCTTGGTTTGGCTTGGCTATCTCCTATAGATAGAAGTAAAGTTAAACAACATTTGATTGATAATCAATATAATGATAAAAACAAACAATTCATTACTTTGAGTGATGGTAGTAAGTTACCTGTAGGTTATCTAAAAAGACAATTTAGAATGCGTACTAAACATGAATATAATCAGGCTATGAGAAATATAAATCAAAAACCACCGAGTGTACAAAGTGATATTGAAAGGGCTGATGTTGAAGGCGGTGAATATGGTACAACGCAAGAAAGTTTAGATGAACTAGATTTATATGAACATGTTGAAAATGAGGTTAACGAATATATACATGGTAACAAATTAAAACCTTTACCACTTTTTAATATAGATGCAAAAAATAAAAGATTGATAAATAATTTAACTAAATATTTCAAAAAAGAAAAATCAGCAAATCCTTTGTATGATGCTTACAAACATGTATTAGAAGGTGGTGATTTTAAAAATGGTGAATTACAAGATGTTAATGAAAAGATAAAAGATAAAAGAAATTTCAATCAAATGAAATTTAATGATTTTTTAGATTTAATACATATGGAATCTGATGGAGTTGGTGGTTATAAAAATAAAAATGGTAAACATAAGATGTTTGGAAAGAATATAGAAATACTATCAAATAATGATATGAAAGAACTAAAAAAACTATTTGATAATAAATTAGGTCTTTCTCGTCAACAAAAAGATATAAGAAGGGCGTTTACTCCTTTTGATAGAATTAGTTCAGTAGGTAAAGGTCTTCTTTCTAAAGATGAAATGTCAGGATTTAGAGAAGGAGAATTTGGAGAACATGTACCTGTTGGTAATTTTTTTGGAAAAGGGTTTGAAATAGGCGGCTATCCAATAAGTCCTGACCATTTTATGGAATTCTTACATAATCATACTATTCATAAAGAAGAGGATGGAAAACTTACTTCTTTATTCGGTACATCTATGCCCTATGAAAATGTGTTAGACCCTGTTACTAATGAATATAAGCGATTAGAAGGTATGAAGTTTGTACCCCATGAACATGGTATAGGTTTGTCAGGTTTCATGAATCATTCTAATTTAGGAGCAGGTGAAACTAGTGGTGGTCTTATTGATGCGTATAGCCATCATGATTCTTCTACTGCAAAAGACGAAACTGCAAAACGTGTTGCTAGAAATTATAAAAACCACACTGACCATCAATCTAGTTTACAAAAAGATATGCACGATATGCAATCACCTAAAATGAAAGGTACTATTGATGATTATACTAAGATGGGTCAAGAAAACTCTAAAGATATACATAGAGAAGCAATACAAAGGGGTTATACTTTCAGACCTAACATCAATGAAATGGGGGAAGTTATACTTGAACAACCACTACTTAGACATAAAGATATAGAAGGGTTGAACGCTGACCATGATGATTACATAAGACCTGTTAGACTAAAAGAAAGTGACAAACCTGTACAATATGAGTACACAAGAATTGAAGATGGTAATCCTGTGAAACAATTAGGTTCATATGGCGATATTCAAAGTTATGCACAAAAACAAGAAATAGAACTTGCAAGAATTGAACAAATGCTATTAGAAAACCCTGAAGACCCTAAATTATTACAGTCGAAAAAAGATTTAGAGTCTACTATAGAATCATTAGTTCCTGAATTACGTACAGCATATAATGAAGAAATAAAAAGAACTAGTGGTAGTTTGGCTAGTTTTGACTTAGATAGATATAAACATAAAGAAAATCAAATGTTAGCAGATAATGATGCTATTACACAATATGCAAAGCAGTATATTATGCCCCAAATACAAGAAGCGGTTGAAAAAGGTGAAATTGCTAATCCTTTTGATACTTCTAATCCTGAGCAGTTTTACATTAACACAGCGTATTTACGTAAATTAGCAATTAATGCGTTAGGTGTAGATGAAACTAATCATGGAATTACATCATTAGGTTATTCACCTCAAGATGTTTCAGCGACTGTTACTACTGATTTAGGTTCTAAGAGAGGTGCTGTCGGTATACCTGAACATGAAACTATACACAATCTCATGCATGAAGATAATTTTGGTGTTATGGTTACTGAACAAGATTCACCTGAACAAATATTGAATAAATTAAATTTACCTAATAATAAAGAAACTGAGGCTATGGTTAAAAATGTGCAACAAGAAATATTCCGAACTGGACCTTTGAAACTTTCAACAATCGGTCAAATGATAACCACTGGTTTTCATCCTGCTGGTCAAGAAATAGATGATAGGTGGATTAGTAATTTAGGAGAAGATGAACACGGACATGATGTTTATGATGAAATGTGGAATAATTTAGAAATACCTCAAGGTGTAAATTCAAATCAAAGAAAGAAATTGAAAAGTTCTTTTGTTCAAAATTCAGATATTTTTGGTGGCGTTGAAGAAATTAGAAGAAGGATGGGTCGTGCAAGTGAAGAAGGTAATAAGAAATATGGATTAACTATGTTTGATATGGGTGTTAAAAGACCACAAAGGGGTTGGAAAAAACATAGTGATTCTGATTGGAAAAAATATCAAAAAAATACATTACATTCTATAATATCGTTAGACCCATCTAAAGAAGTAACACCTGATGAAGATATTGAATTTGAGAAGAAAACTGGATTAGTTCCGGGCAATGTACCGATAACTCATCTTGGTAATCCAAATGGAAGAAACATACATGCTAGTGAGCATAGTGCTTTAGCACATTACGCTGGTTTTAGAGGAACGCCTAGTTTTGGTGCTATACCTCAACCTGATGGTACAATGATATTAGGTTCAAACAATGTTGAAAGTAACTTTTTACCTCCGAATGGTTTTACAGATATACATGGGGAAGATACAGTAAATCAATTAAAACAACAAATATCACAAAATGGTGGCATTAATTTAGAAGGTGGGAGTGATGTAATAGGTAGTTCTGTACAAAGTGGAGAATACATGATAAAAGCGAAATTACCTACAGAAATGCCATTGATAGAACCTTTACATAAAATATTTGAAATAGAAGATTTAGAACAACTTAGAGGTTTTACAGGAGAATGGGTTGCATCTCATCATGTTGAAGGTAAAAGATTGAAAATTGCTAGGTCGGGTAATCACATAAAATCTACTACTATAGACAATGAAACATATGGTCTTTCAAATGAAATACTTTCCTCTTTAAGAAAACTAACAAAAAAGAATTATACAATAGACGCTACAAGAACCGATGATGGTTTATACATTAATGATGTTATGCATTATGATAATACAGATGTTACTGATTTGAATACAAGAGAAAGAGTCAAATTATTAAGAGGACAATTTGATAGTCATGAAAATGTACATGTGCCTAGTCCTTCAACATTAAAGGTTACAGATGAAGAAGGTTTGGAAAATGCAGTAAAAGACTTATTAGAACATAATGAAAACGGTAAAATTCTACTTCGAGATGCAAAGTCTTCTTACATGAAGGGTGAAGAAAAACATCCTAAGTGGGTACTTATGACGAAATCTGATGATATTTATCATGTTCCTTTCGGTATGGAGATAGATGATGAACATTTCATATTACACTTTGTTGATGATATTGTGAAGTATGACATACTAGAAGATGATGTATCTAACCCAAGAAGTATGCTTGCTGAATTATCTAATTCACAATACCCTATAACATTAGCAAAAAGTTTGGAAACTTATTGGCGACCTGCATTTTATGAGATGTGGAAAGCCGAAAAAGAAAAACGTATGTTACCTGAACAAAAACCTGATGATGAAAAAATAGAAGAAGAAAGTGCAGGTATTATTGATGTTGATGATGAATCCAGAATTATGAAACCAAAAAGAAAGCAGATGTTGAAAACGTTAGAATTGATAGCAAGAGCATTAGACGTTTTGGAAAAAGGACACAGTAACATGGCTGGTAGAGGTTTAGGAATTGATGTAGGAGCACAGATAGAAAGCCCTCGTGGTCCTACCCGTTTAACGTCTGAAGAAAGTATGCCTGACTGGGATATGAAGGAAAGACCCACTGAAGATATGGAAAAACCTGAAAAATATCCCGGTAGACATAAAAAAATGAAGATTTCTCAAGAAAATCATGAAGAAATTGAAGAAGACTTAGACACTTATTGAACCGTTTCATATAAGTATCATAACAAACCAAACAGGAATTAGTGTGCAGCCGAGACTCCAGTACAAACCTTCTGATGAACCTATCAGTTTGCTTAAAGCAGGGAATGAACTCATTGTTGCAGGATATGCCAGTGTTGAACTGGTAGACAAGCAAGGGGACTTAATAACACAGGGAGCGTTAAAAGACGGATTTACAAAATTCATGCAAAATCCATCATATAGAAACGTACAGTTAGCACATTCAAATATACAAGTAGGAGATGTCATTCCAAATTATACGGATAGCGAAGGGAGGTTGTGGAAAAGCGAAGTTGACGATGTCGGAATGTTTGTTGTAATAAAACTACGTGACGACATTGAAAAAGCCAAAGAAGTCGCTGCCGAAATACGAAAAGGTGCTTTACGTGGCTTTAGTATAGGTGGACAGGCATTCAAGAGAGTCAGAAAATCAGACCCTAAACATGGCGATTATCAAGAAATTAGTAAACTCGAACTCCATGAAATCACAATTTGTGAAAAAGGAATAAACCCAGAAGCAACATTCAGAATATTAAAGGAAGATAAACAAGAAGAAAAAAATAAGGTGAATAAAATGACAGAAGATGACACAATGAACCAGATGACCGACGTGCTCACACGATTAGAGTCACGTCTTGACTCAATGGAAAAAGGTGAAAAACCTGCTTTCCTTGAAGATAAAAAAGATGAAAGTAAGGATAAGGAATCCATGAAAGATGACAAGAAAAAAGAGGAAACTGTCGAAAAATCACAAGAATTCTCTGATGTTATCTCTTCAGATTACCTAAACTGGATGGAAGACACTCTAAAGAGTGCAGGAGTAGACACAATGGCTGCTCGTGCTCACTTTGATGGCGATTCAGTTGCAAAACAAAACATGGGTTCAACCCCTGAAGAATTGCAAGGTAGTGACGCAACTATGGGTGGTCAAGCACCGGGTCGTGTTCAAGAAGGAGGAAACCCATCCACAGGAGCAGTTGGTAAAATCAACAGCGGTGGAGATGTAAAGAAATCTGATTTCTT